GGTAATTCCGGTGTCGGGGTCCGTGATCGTTCTGGTTTCGAGGTAGGCTTTGGGTTCGCTGGGAGTCACGGCACGGGTGGCAACCGCCATGGCGGCAGGATGCACCACAAATCCGTTAGGGGCAGCAGCCGAAGGCGGCAGAATAGTAGATTCGAAAAGGTCAAAACCCAACAGGCGGGGAATGACCCCGTCGCGAATGTATTCCGTGCCGCCGTAAGCCAGCGCAGATGCAACCTGAACGGAAGAATCCTTAGACAGGGCCGTATAAGCGGAGGGAGAGGGGAAATAAGTGCGGTTGGTCTTCGGCACTTTCAGGGTCCCCATCTTTTCCCGCGCCAGCACGAGCAGGTCGGCAACCGACATTCCCGCCGTCGGCGTTAATGTCGTGGGATAATTGGCTTTGGTCATTTTCGCGAACGTATCCGTGATGACCTTGGCTGCCACAGCATTCCCCATTTGTCCGGCCCATATTTTCAGGTCGGCAGCAGAGCTTTCCAGGAATTGTCGGTCCGTCAAGCCAACTGTGGCTTTGGCATAGCCATCCAGCGAGACCGATACCGCCCCAAGTGTCCCCGTGTCGGTTTCATAGTCGTTTTCTTTGTCGGACGCTTCAATAGACCCAATCAAGGGCACCTTCAACGTGTCACCGCGATTGGCCGCGTCCTTGGAGTAATTCCGGGAAAACATGTTGAGAGCCGCAAGGGATTCTTTGAACGCTTCCAGGCCGTCAGTAACGATGATGTCATCGTTCAGTTTAATATCAATAGTAGTAGACATAGCTATTATATATAGTGTGTGAGTGAATTTTCAGGGCTGTTAGTGCTTCGAAGAAAGCAATTCTTTCCGGTGCTTCGCGAAAAACGCTGTTCGTGCAGCAGGGTCTTTAATGGCATCATAAGAGGCCAGCAGGGCTTGCCCCTGGGGATTGCCGTCCTTGTTGTCCTCCGGCTTGTAAGCCGCCTGGAACACAGGATTGACAGGCAGGGAGGCCAGCAGTTTTTTTGCATCCGGATTTTTCAGGAGGGTTTCCTTCCAGGATGCTTTCATATCAGGCGAGATTTTCCCCTCCGCGCAGGCGGCTTCCACGGAATCTTCCGCGGCCTTGGCCTGCATGTCGGAAACAATCTTCTGCGTTTCTTCCAGTTGCTTTTTCAGGGTGGCGTTTTCGTCCTGTAAAGCTTTGATTTCTTCGTCGGTCATGGTTGTCGTTTCTGTTTTTGTGTTTTCAGGACCACCGCCCGCAGGGGCGGAGGCAGAAAGGGATTGAATGGCTCTGAATGCGGCCCGGTTGACCAAACCGCCCATGTTGGCGGAAGTACCTGTCACGGTGCAAATGCCGTCGCCGTCCGGCTCGGAGAGGTCGAAAGAAGGAGAAAAACGCTTGAGGGACTTGCCCTTCTTGGCCCGCCCCTCATCGGTCCAGGAGACTACCAGGCGGATGCCTCCCGTCTTGGGGTCATCCCCTCCCCAGTACACGCGGTTAACCCAGGCGGATGCCTCGCCATCGGCATGCAGGAAATCAATATAAGGTGCATCTCCCGTCCCGGCGTCAAATTCAGCCTGGTACCTGGCGCGGCATTCTTCCACGCGTGCTGCCGCGGCCTCGTCAACCAGGATGGTCACGGTTACGACCTTGCCCTCCGGAGTGTGTGGGGAAACCGTCTGGACGCCGGGGGGCATCCACTGAATGTCGTCCGTATCGTCATCCGTCAGGCCGGACGCGGAGAAGTTGGCGTAAAACATCATGCCCTGACTATGCCACAGACGGAGGGTCAGCTTGGACACCGAGGCCTGAATGGTAATCAGGGGCGTCCCTGGCGGCGAAGAAAGATGCGGGCGGCACTGTTGACTGCCTTCAGTACTTTGTCGTCGGGAGGCAAAGCCCGCGGGTCTTTGGGGATGCGTTGCCCTCGCTTGAATACATAGTACATTTTTTGTCCGAGAGCCAACCCCACCGGGCGGCCTCCGGACCAGACAGACCGTAGGTCTTTAATGACGCGGGGACTTTTTCCGTGGGCTTCTGCTGTGACCGGGATAGCCAACATTTTGGCTTTCTTGGGGGTAATGTTCCCCCCGTAAATGTGGATAGCCACATGGGGATGGTTAATGCGGACCATGATGCCGCTACCTCCTACCATGGGAGCCGTGCAGGAATTAGCGACAGCCAGCCAGAAATTGGTCCGCGTGCCCCCCAGCCGGTTCGGCCTGGCGTTCTTGGCCCGGAAATGGCTGATGAGCGTGTTCCTCATGGAAATCCCCATGATTTTTTTTAGGGCAGGCTGGCGTGAGGCCAGTCGTTCCAGTTCCGGCGTCACCGTGTCCCTAGTCAATTTCAGGTCAATGCTCATACGCGGGGGACGGAGGTTTTGCCGATAACTGCCGCCGTGCCCATGGCGTGTTCCATGGCTTCCGCCAGGGCGGCAGGATGCAGGCTTTTGAGCAACTTGCCGGATGCCAGGTAGTCGGCCACCATGCGCCGGAATTCGTCGTCCGTGAGGGTGTCGTCACAGGCGGCGCGGGTCAGTTTTTCCAACCCTGGCCGGGCATCCCCCAGCCAGGCGTCCAGGATGTCCGGCAGGTCCCGGAGGATGGACTTGTTCAAGGCTGCCAGTTGGTCGTCCCTGGTCATAGAGAGGCAGCCGCTTTGTTGAGTTCCCCCAGATAGTATTCCCTGGCCGCGGAGGGCATGCCATCCAGGGCTTTTGCCATCAGGGCCGGATTGCCAATCCCGGAGGCGGGAGGCGTGATAACGGCTTCCCCTGCCGCGGGGGCTGGGAAGCCCATATAGCTGTAGGCCCATGCCTGGGACACGGGGAGGCCGTTGCTGACCATGGACGTTAACGCCAGGGCTTTGGGATATACTTTGTCGTCTCCCTGGCTTTCAAACAATTCTTCATCATCACCGGGCATAGGAGCTTCAATTGTCTCGTAGACGTAGCTCTTGGACAAGGGTATCCCCTTGTCGAGTATTTTGCCGATACGGTCCACGGCGGCATTGCGGTCTTTGACTTCCTTACTAGTGGGGGCGAAATAAGGCAAAGACGAATCTTCATTTCCAGCTGGTCCGTTAAAATCGAAAACGGCAGTCAATAACTGTTCATTCATGACTTCCGCGACCCAGTCCGCGGCGGCGTCAATGATGTCGCTCCGGACATTGTAGTGGACTTCTCCCAAGGCACGGCTCCCGGCTTCGCCCGGCGAGGAGGTCAAGGTCTGCCCCAATATCAGCAGGTCGCAGGCGGTATCCGCCATATCAATCATCTGGTTTTGCGGGTTATCGCTGCCCTTGTTGGACGGCTCCTTGAGTTCAAGAGTGCTGCCAGTAGGTGCGGCAGCCCAAGCGGCGGCACCCATGTTTTCAAGCATGGACTCCATAATATCCTTTAACTCCGGGTCACTCTTGTCATAAGTAGCCCAGCGGATCGGTTGCCCAAAAATTTGAGCGAAATTTAGCAGCCAGTCCGCGCTAAAATTGGCCGCGCACCAATACCAAGCAAGAGAGCGCAACAATGCCCCGCCGGACGGATGGCCGAAAGAGACGTTATTGACAGCCACTAAGAATTTGCTCGGGAGGAAATCCCCTAGGGTATCAGACCCAGGGGACCGCATTCCGAACAATCCGCTTTCCACGTCCCATCCATACCAGCGGGGATGGACTTTCCGCGTTTGGCGAGGAAGCCACGCTTGCGGCATGTGGACACAGCCACGAACTTCCCAGTCAATTTCCCATACTGTGACCCCGCAGAACCAGCCGTCAAGCAGTCCGTTGACTGTCCCACGCCAACCTTGGCCGTTCTCGCGGTAGTTACCTTTCATCCCGTCCCTGGTACGTTCGGCCAGATGTTTCATCTCTTCCCGTCCTTCCTCATCCTGGACATTCCACTGCAGGCCGCACACCGCATTTTTCAGTTCGGTTACATTCTTCACCAACCGCGGCCAGGTCCGGCACATGAGGTCATACAGGGCATGTTCTTCTTCAGGGCAATCTCCGTTCAGGGATGCGTCAAGTACGCGGGCAATGTAATCCGGAGTTACCCAGGCTAGGTCCGGCATCATCCAGCGCGGACGCGCAGGGGGTATGAGGATGCGTTGTAGGTCGGATGCCTGACGGGCGTTTTTAGCCGCTAAAATCTGCTTGACGGTCATTGACCCGGCTGCGGGTGGCAAGCTCGCGCTAGAGGGTCCGCGGTGCGCCGCGGAGGCAATATTCTTTTTGAGGGTGATGGTCATGTTTATTTACGGTTTAAAGTTCTTCTCTTGTGGTGGTATTTACCCCGGCCACGGCCCATGATGACGCCGTCCACCGTTTCACGTGTCCAGGTGCCTTCTTGCGCTTTCATTGTCAGGGAATGATAGGCGAGAGCCAGGGCCCAGAAGAGGTCGGCGTGGCCGCTGTCGGTCCGGTCCGCGTTGTAACAGACCAGTCCCGTCTTGGTGTAGCCTTTTTCAATAGCGGCAATATGAGCTCGCAGGAGGTCGTGGTTGGGGATGATGATTTTTCCGGCTTCCATAGCCCGCGCCAGATTGGATGCTAGTTCTTCCTTTGTAGCATTATTGAAAATGACGCCGCGCACTTTGTGCCCGTTCTTCCGTTCCTTGGCGTCCATAACATACTTGTCGCCTATACTTGTCTGGTCGATGACTACCAGCTTCACGCCCTCCGTTCCGGTCATCTCGTCGAGTTTTTTGTCCCGGCTTTTCCAGGAATGGTCTTTGTGATAGTACACCAAGCGGACGATAAAGCGGTCGTGCCAGGGCTTGAGCGCAATGTAACAGTGCAGGTCCGACATGCGCGCCACGTCCACGCCAATCCCAAATTCTCCTTCTTCCTCCGCAATATTCCCCGCGGCGGAAGCATAACGTTCATTGGTACATGCAATGATCGTGTCCCAGGGGATAAGCTGCCCCGCCGTATCCTGCGGTACGCACATGTATTCTTCCAGATAATCGGCTTCTGTAAGACATTTTGCCCGGCAGGATTTGAGGAATTCCTCATGGGTCATTGACTTGCCCGTCTTGGCGTTGATGCGTTCGACAATGCCTGCATTCACCGCGTCCACAATGGTGACTTTATGGAAGCTCCATCCCATCGGATTGCCGTTATTGACACAATCGTTAATGAGCTGGTTAAAGACGGATTGTTTGCCGCGGTGAGTCGAGATGACGATGCGCTGGCCGCCCCACTGCGTCACGGCGGAGGATACCTTCAACAGTTTCTGCTGCTGTTTATGAACCGCATATTCATCCAGTACCACACAACCACGCTTGCCTGCCAATACATCCGGGTTGCTGGACAGGGCAAAAATGGTCCGGCCTGTGGAAAAAGTAATGCTGAAGACCGTTTCGTCTTCAATGATTTCTTCTCCGAGTTCAACGGCCCCAAGATTATAGATTTCCGCCCATTTTTTGCAGTCATCGACAAACAGTTTTGCCGCAGTCTTGTCCCGCGAGCATATCCACCAATCATATAATGCGCCTTTTTTGACGCAGGCACGCACCGCCTTGAGGGCGGTGTATTCCGAAAAGCCCTCCTGGCGGCCTTTTTCCACCAGAATATTGTCGCTTTCGTCTTCCAGGTAACTCGCCTGGTAAGACATGCTCCGCGGCATCCGTTCCGCCTTCTTGATAACATGGACCTTGCTCATGGCGTTAAATCAGGTTCATGGCATTTTCAATGGCGGCAATTTGTTCTTCCGTGAGGCCATTGCCGGATTGGGCCTTTTTCTGGCTGGCCGCTTCCGCCGCGGCGGCTTCGCGGTTTTCCCGGCGGATGTCCGCCATTTCCCGGCGAAGGGACATCATGAGTTTGATAATATCCAGCATCTTGCCGGGCTTGTCGGCAATCATGGTTTGGATGTCGGACACGTCCAGGCCGTCAAGTGCGCCTTCCAGCATGTCCATGGCAGCCGCCAGTCCGGCTTCCGCAGGGCCTCCCTCTTCCGTGTATTTTTTGAGCAGGTCCACTTTCCAGGCATAGCGGTCACGGGCGGCAACCAAACGTTCCTGGCGGGCTAACCAGTCCTTGTGTGCGCCCTTGCGGTAATTGGTGACGTTCTGGGCATTAACATTGGGGTATCCCTCCGCGGCACACAAGGATGCCACATCACGCCAGGTTCCACCGTCGGCCAGACATCGGCTG